ATGTTAGCAAAGCATTACCTGACAAAACACTATTTGTAATAGTATCGGCAGTATAGCAAACCAAATTAAGCAAAGATACAAAGCGAAGCTGCGGCTGATCAGGAAAATAGAAACGGGTTCCGGTCGATGACTGGGGTACAACTACTTCGATAAATTCGTAATTCTGAACTTTGTTCATTTTGTTTTATTTTAGAACATAAAAAATAGGGGTTCTATATTTAACGTGGCATCCCCCTTTCCAATACAGATTTTTCCAATTATCTAACTGGTGTAACATTTTGAGCAAGTATACCACGCATAATCACAACAATTCTTGGGGCAGTTGCTGCCTGTAAAACTGAAATTGCGCCTGGAAGCTCCAAAGTTATTACGTTGTTTTTAGAACCTACCAGTACGATATTAGGTTCGCAAGGATAGTAACCAAATTCAGTAGCATCATTCTGGTCAATAGTAGTTGCAGTTGCAGCGTGTCCCTGTTGGGTTTGTGGAACATACAAATGCCTGTAAAGATCCCAAGAAGGTACAATTTGCCTGTTATTTACCACAACTGCCAATTTACCATTGTAAAGATTATACAAAGCATCAGCAGCACCAGAAGTAGAGATAGCAACTGGACTTGGATAAGTAAAAAGTTTAAATGCAGTTGTAGTAGATGCAGCTGGAATAGCTACAAATACTCCTATACTGCTAACCACGAAAGCATCCTGAAGATTAAGAAGATTATTCGTTGCAAAATTTGTACCAGCACCTACGCTATTAACAAGAATAGGTATTTGATATGAAGTAGTTGAAGTTGACATCGCTACTTCAGAACGAATATAAGACTGACTTAATACTGCCTGACCAACAGAAAAACCAGCATTATTTACGAGATTTTTGGCGTTGTCAAAAACAAGCCTTTGTCCATGTTGTGTTGCCATTTTGTTTATTTTTTTAAAATTTAATTAATAAGAATATTCTTCATCCATTCCAGCAATTACTGAAAGGTTATCTTCAGAATATCCTGAAATTACACTAAGATCATCACCAGCCATTACGGAAACAGGAATTGACATTGCGTTATCAATTTGTCCAAGTACTCCAGTTGACTGCAGCAGACCAAGACCACCAGAGGCAATCATTCCATTACCAATTGCAACACCAACAGAACCTTGAACAAGCTTGGGAAAATATGCACCAATAGCAATAACCGCAGCAGATTTAATTTTTGCGTCAATGTTAGGAAGAATTTTACCTGAACTTGTTAGAACCCTTGCAGCAGCTGCACCAGCAACCAATCCAAGTGCATCCATAAAGAAAGATTTATCCATTGCTCCCATTTTGCGAGATTTTCTCCTACGGCTGGGTGCAGACCTTTTTTTTCTACGTGCCATTTTTTTTGTTTTTTTTTGTTTATCGGGAGCAATCCCAAGAAGTTTAAATATATTTTTTTAATTCTTTTGAATGTATTTTTAATTCATTTTTTATTGCAGTAAACCTTTTTAATACTTCTTTTGCTCTAACTTTTTCTACACTAATCATTCCAGGTAGACTGTCTTTTATTCTTTTTATTGCTTCTTCGTAATTTTTAATATCTTTTAATACTTCTTTATATTTATTGATAGTATCATTTTTTACTTTATCAATACCACTTACAACACTTTTATTTTGCAATACATTGATCTTTTTTGTTTTCGCTTTTATTTTATGAGCAGCGCCAATCTTACTTAATTTAGATTTGGCAACATCAAAATTTGCCTGTTTTATTGCGGCTTGTCTTTTAATTCCTTTTTTTTGATATTCTTTTATAAGTTTAGTTGCTGCAGATAAATTACTTGTTCTATCATATTTGTAACCTACTTTTTTGGGTGCAGCTTTCTTTTTAGGTGCAGCTTTCTTTTTAGGTGCAGCTTTCTTTTTAGGTGCAGCTTTCTTTTTTACAGGACTTACCTTTCTACCATAAACAAATGCAAATGCTTCTTTAAGCGTTGCACCAGTTTTTTTCCTGTATTCAATCGCTTTTTTAAATTTTTCCTTTGCTATTTTTTGTGCCTGTGTCATTTTATTTGTTTTATTTTAGCTTGATATCTTAAAAAACCAATAATTAATGCAGTAACGGATAGAAACAATGCTATCTGCTCATATTTTAATTCTTCTTTTTTATAATTTATCATTTTTTTAATGTTTTTTCACACCATTTAAGCATTTCATCACCGCCCCATAATTGATAACTTATATACCCACATTTATCTATTTCCCCTACATATACTTTTGCTCTCTTTAAAAATGAATATATTTTTTTTACAAAATTTTCATTTAAACTTTCCCGATTCATCAACTTTAAAGCCGTTTTCACTCCAGTTGCATTTTTGCAACTTCCTTTCATAAGATTTAAAACATATCCTTTACTTGCGTTTTTTGATGCCTTTACTGGATATTTGTTATACATATTAAAGGTGAAGGAAAAGTAATTATTTTTTGCGACTAATCAAATATATAATTACCGCACCACCTATAACAATGGGTAGATAATTCATTTTTTTAGATCCGTCAGCATTAAAATTATCAGTTTGGTTTACAATTCTATCAACTTCATCCTGTGAAGCCTGTTCCATCCTTGAATCAGATTGCAATTTCTTTTCTACGACGTTTTTAACTTGTTTTGCCAATACTCTTTTACCAACTTCGCTAACTTCCTTTACATCAATACCCAATTTTGACAAAAATTCAGCTAATTTAATCAGTATGGGGGCAGCAGTAGCGGAAGCAGCAGCAGCAGTAGTAGCAACAACACCGATTTGCCCTTCTGAATTAAATTCAACTTCGTGTCCAGCAATTCGTTTCTTTTTTGATCCCTGTTCAACTTTTCTTAAAAGTTCATTCGGGTTTCCACCTAAATTTTTCCACCAGTTTTGGGTTTCATCTGCCCTGTTATCAAAAGCAGTTTTTAATTTTGTTGCTAATCCCATAAAATTTAGACCTACCAACAAAAGAAAGGATCCCCTTGCTGGAGCAAGTGCAATTTTAAGAACTATTTTCTTTTTTTCTTTTGGTACTGGTGCAGCAGCTTTAGCAGCTTTTGCAGCTTTTCTTTTTGTTTGACCAATACCGGATACGGAATATAGTGGCATACTGGGAATTTTATCTATTTTATGGTAATATGTTTTTCTTTCATTAAATGTTGATAGCACAGGATCAATAAAATATTCATTTCCTTCATTATCCTGAATAACTGCAAAAACGTGGTGCGGAATTTCATCTAAAAGTTTATAACTGGCAAAACGATAATAAATTTTATTATCTATTATTCCTTTGCTTTTTAAACTATCCAATACACCCATTATAAAAAGTGCATAATTTTTGCAGTCATTTTTTCCTAAAGATAAAATCGCACTTGGCGACATTATTCTTTGAGACTTGTCAGATTCAATTTTATACTGGACATTCTTTTTAAGAAATTCAAACAATTTCTTTGCAGTTTGAATGCCATCACCTGAATAAAAATCTTGACTAATTTTATCGTATTCACTGGCATACATTTTATGAGCAGACAACATTGCGGAAATAATATCGGGTACTTGTTGATCCCTAACAATCATTTTAGAGTTTCCACCAAAACTTTTCAACCTACGCAAAAGTATATTTTTCTGCATTATATTAAATTCGCTTGATAATTAAACGGCACAACAATACCATCAAAATTGCCAGTTCCCTTAATTGTATAATTTAATCCTTTCTTTAACCATCCCTTTGTGCTAACCAACTGAAGTATGCCAATGGTAGGGGATGCCTGTATTTTTAATTCAGATTCAGATTTTGCAGCAATTTTTTGTTCGGCAAAACTTGAAAAATCAGCTATTAACTTATCCCCTAAATATACCTCACCAGTAATGGCAGAAATTTTAGCAGTTTGCCCAGTCGGATTTTGAACTCCAAAAACTAATTGAAATTTTTTATTGACAAAACCAAGTTTTTTAAACATCAGTTTTGTTTTAGCAGCAAGTTGACTTTTGCTCAGAAAATAATACCCAGTTAAAGCCGCTAAACCGATTAAAATAAAATTTCTCATTTTCAAAATTTTCTAATAATAACACAAAAATACTAAATATTATTCAAAAAAACAAATTTAGGTCAATCAAGGTCAGAAACAAGGTCAGTTTGGAGGTACACAAGGGCGCCCCTTTAGGGGCGCCCTGTGTCCTACCCATGTTTCCTGATCCAAATTGACCAACATAAAAACTGACCTAAACTGACCAACATTTATCAAAATCACTTTTCCTTCACCTTTGACAAATAAAAAAGGGGCAAATTGCCCCTTTTATGTTTGTATGCAGTGTTAAACTTTGTTACGATGCCCCTGTAAGGTATTCTCTGCCCTCAAATTCCTTAGTTCTCTTGCAATATAGGTTCACATACCACCCACCACTTTTAAGGGCAAATTTGAGCAGATTATCCACGTTGTTAATATTCCGAAATTTTCGGGGTGCAATTCCGGTTTCAGGTTTAAAAAAAATTATAGCAGTAAAAAGTTTCATTTGTTAGAAATTTTCTATTTTTGTAATGAAGGGAAAGTGGTTTTTCGTTTAGAGAGATCATTTGTCGGGTAGGGTAGGAAATAAAAATCCTATCCTATTTTTTTTCGTATTGTTCTATTGCCTTAAATATCTGATAAACTACTTGAGGTACTACTGCATTTCCTCCCGCTTTGATTGACTCGTTTCGCCATTTAAGAAAGGTAATAGAGTCCAATTGGTTGGAAATCCCATCATCTCCATTACAAATTGGGGAGACAGATGGGAAGGATTCCCACCATTTTCTTGTATGTATGGATTCAATACTGTTTCCGCTAAATGTTTTTGTTCTATCCTTTTCTCCCAAGATAGACTCTTTGTGGTTGAGTGTTTCTGGTCTTGAGCTGTAGGTGTTGGAAGTAGTCCCGCTTTCAATGCATCGTTTAAACTTGGGCCAAACCTCATTCCATCCTTTTTTCTCACATTCACCATAGATCCGTTTATAATTTTGCAATCTTTCCCACTGTTGAGATTTTCTGCTACATCCATAGTTTTTGGAGTAGGCAACAAACCAGACTCTATCCCTTCTGTGTGGTGCATTGACGGATACAGCTGGAAGTACATACGGTTGAACCTCGTACCCTTCAGCTTCCAGGTCAGCTTGCACTTCGTGGAAAACCAACCCTTTTGACCAATTAACAAGTCCGAAAACATTTTCGCCCACAACCCAACGTGGTTGAATCTCCCGAATCGCTCTAAGCATTTCTGGCCAGAGGTGTCGGTCATCTTCTTTACCAAGTCGCTTTCCTGCTGATGAGTATGGTTGACAAGGGAATCCTCCTGTGAGAATATCAATTTTGTTTGCATATTTTGTAAAGTTTGTTTTTGTAATGTCTGTAAATTGTTCTGCTTCTGGAAAGTAATGTTGTAATACTTTTTGACCAAATGGATTCCATTCACAATGAAACTTGTTGTCCCATCCCATCCATTCAGCAGCAAGGTCAAAACCACCAATACCTGAAAATAGTGATCCGTGAGTCATATTATTTTTGTTTATACAATTCACCATACTTTATAATTGATCCATCCAGCAACCAGTCTTTTAAAACTTTTTTACAAGTTGTTGTACCCTTGCCTGTAAATTCTTCCAAATCAGCTAACATATCAGAATATTTACGTGGTTCAAACAATATCCTATTTATAAGGCTTGTTTTTTCCATCCCAAAAATATAGGTTCCTGTATTTTCCTTAGTATTATGTGCCTGTGTCCATCCTGATCCTGAATAATAAATGGAAATTGGGTTAAATTCATCACTTGACCTTAAAAATGTAGCAGAAAGATCAATAGTTTTATTTTCCTTATTTTTTTCAATTTTCAAAACTGATTGTGCCTTCCTGTCTAAATACGATCCTATATGACCAATAGAATTTTGATCTTTTTTACCTAAATGCAAAACACAAAGAATCAGCAAATTGTGAATTTTGGTTATTTTTTTTAACCACTGAATAAGGTAAAAAGATTGTTCAACACTATTAAAATCTGAAATAAGATCCAATATACCATCCAAAACTAAAATTGAGCAATCGGAATTCTCTTGCAAATAAAGTTCAATCATTTGCTGGATCTCATTCGGACTATCTTCCCGAAATAAAAAACTATCAAAATTGTGGGGCAAATGATCAGCTATTATTTGAGTTCTTATCCTATCCAATACCCTATAATAGTCAAAATCGCTGCTTTCGGTATCTACATAACAAATCCGTTTCCTGTTTTGAGGAAAATTTAATTTCATACCGAAAATATCCCAAGTTGTAAATGCTGATGCTATTGCACTTGTTATGAAAATCGTTTTCCCTGCCTTTGGCATTCCAACAAAGCATACAAAACTTTGAAGGCAACCTATGGTCTTAGAACCAACTTTAAAAATGACTTGTTCTTCTTCAGGTTTGTAATCTTGCTTAAATTTTCGGGATAACAATTTTTCGTGTAAATCATTTGTCATTGGTTTACACTTTTTAAATAATTATACTACTTTCCTTTTCACCTTTTTCAATGTATGCACAAAATTGATCTGCAATA